GAATTTTCATGGATTTATGTCCAATCTTAGAACTTGTAATAGCAAAAAATACAAAAAATACAAAAATATTCACTATAGATATATAAAAGTTATAATATATAATTCAATAAAATTTAATCATAAAAAATATTATAATGAATGGAAAGATTTTTTAAAATACGCAGAGAATAATTATAAATCGGAATGGAATGATTTTTTAAAAGAAGATAAAATATTGAATAAAAATTTAAAAAATATCTATCCTAATATACATTCTTTCTACAAAGAAATAAATATTATTAAAAATGAAATTTACAAAAATAATCACGACATTCAAGAAGTAATTACAAAATGTTCCTTAAAACACGAGAAACAATGTTACGCGGTATCCGAAAAATGCAAAAAAAGTATTTTGTTGCAACAGTTTATTGAAATAATTGGAAATCATATTTTGTGGATCATGTATAAATTTCTAAAACAAGAAGACATTTTAAAAAACAATTTTGTTATTCTTGAAGGCGATGGGATTTATTTTAAAACAGATGATAAAAGTATTGATTATGATGATTTGATAGTTCGTTTAAATAAATATATCACAGATGAGGTTGGATTTCAAATTACAACAAAAATGAATTCAATGGACGAAACTGAATATCTTTTGCATGATGTAATTGAACAATATCATAATTTAAACGACGTGGAATACGAATACGACGATGGTGACAGTGTGAATGATAACGATTCTGAGGTTGATGATAGTGTTGAGGATGACAGTGAAGATGACAGTGATTCTGAGGTTGATGATGATGAGGATGACAGTGATTCTGAGGTTGATGATGATGATGATGATTTTAATGATTTTGATGATGTTGTTGTTGATGATGATGATGATGATGATAATGATGATGATGATGATGATGATGATGATAATGATGATGATGATGATGATGATGATAGTGATGATGATGATTAGGAAGATGGCAGTAATTTATTATTCAATTGATGCGATAATAAAATAAAAGTTGATAAAATTTTTATAACGAAGTAAAAAAAATTCCATTCTAATGGAATTCCATCACGATTGTTAGTTTATCCTATTTTCTATCTTATTCAACAAATCTTCATTATATACTAACTTTCCTGACGGTCTATAAGTTTGAATAGGTGTATATTTCTTACTATTCTTTATTTGTTGAATAGGTCCTTGATTCACATTTGTATTTTCAAATCCATCATTATCTTCATTATTTTCTTCCTGTATTTTTTCTCCATATTCATTTACTACAATTCCTGTTTTCTTCTTAATTTCATTCCGAACATAAGATGGTACCCAATGATTCCATGAAATAAAAATTGTATTTGGATGGAAGTAACGAACTTGAAAACCATTTGTTTGTAATGTATCCATTAAATAAGCTATACATCCTGCTTGATCATATTTAGGAACACCAATTATTACTTCTGGAACCACAAACCAACAAAATTTTTCATGTATATTGTTTCGTGATGTTGTCTTAATTCTAACATGTATACGATTCAATATCTTTTTAAATAATTCTAATTTATTTAAATCATTTTGTCTCTTTTTCTCGTATAATTCATCTATATTGATTTTTTCTGAAAAATCTGAAAAATTCTCTAATGTAAAAATATTTGCCATTTAATTCAATATGAGAAAAAAAAATACGTTATTTATTTATTATTTAAATAATTATAATAATTATATGACTATTAAACATATTGTTATATCTGGAGGTGGTCCTTTAGGATTTCAGTTTCTAGGAGTTCTTCAAAAATTAGAAAAAGAAAATTATTGGAAAATTGAAAATATTGAATCTATTTATGGAACCTCAGCAGGATCTATTATAGGCACATTTATATGTTTAAAATATGATTGGGAAACTTTAAACAAATATATTATTGAAAGACCTTGGCATGAGTCTATAAAAATAAATCCAAACCAAATATTTAATTTTTATGATAAGAAAGGTATTTTTGATAATGATTTTTTTAAAATTATTTTTAAGCCATTATTAGAAGCTAAAGATTTATCTTTAAATATTACATTAAAAGAATTTTATAATTTTTCAAATATAGATTTTCATATTTTTACTTTTAATTTAAATAAATTTGAAACTATTGATTTATCCCATAGTACCCATCCTGATTTAAAATTATTAGATGCTTTACATATGTCTTGTGCTATTCCTTGTTTATTTATGCCATTTATTGAAAATGATTTATGTTATATTGACGGGGGTGTAAAACATAATTATCCAATTAATTACTGTTTAAAAGAACATCCAAATAAAGAAGAAATTTTAGCTATTAAATATTCCTATAAAACCGATGATGGTAAACCTATGAAAGCAATGGTAAACCCTGATTCATCATTATTTGATTTTATATCTGTTTTTACAATTAACGCAATGAATTATATAAGAGAAACTATTGAAAATGGCGATATAGATAACAAAATAATTTGTAATATAGATTTTAATCTATTTAATTTAGATTTGTTAATGGAAATTTTAAGTAATTTAGAAATAAGAAAAAAATTATTAGAAGCTGGAGAACAAGATGCTTTACAATTATTAGAAAAAAAATAAATTATAATACTGTATTTAAAAATTGTTCCATTGTTGTTTTTGTGGGTTTAGCATCATATTCAATTACTTGATTATCTTTAACTAACTTAATTGTTGGATATCCTTCAATATTATATTTATCCATCAATTGACTTACTTCTTCACTTTCATTTGTACAATTGTATTCTGTAAACATCAAATTATAACCATTTATACTTTTACCTTCATATTCTGATTTTAAAGATTCCCATTCAGGTTTTGCTGTTTTACAATGTGGACACCAATCTACATAAAATAGCATTAATTTTGCTGTTTTATTTGAGTTTTGATCTTTTGGAACATTTTCTCTGTTTGCGTTAAATGCTGTTTTGTTAGTTACAAGATTTTTATATGTATAATAAGCAAAAAATACTAAAAATAATATAAATACTATTAATAATAATGTTTTCCAATTCATTAATCCACTAAATCTATTTAGAATTGATCTATATCCTCCTGTTTTTGTAATATTGTAAGCTCCGGTAATTGGTCTAATTGTAGTAGAATTCATTATATATATTAAATAAGAATAATTTACATTATATTTTAAACGAATATAAAGTTTAAAATATAATATTCTTTATGATTGTTAGAGATGCCGACGGTAAACTAATTATTATTTCAAGAAATGCTTGTAAAACTGAAACTGTATATAATGAAAAATTATACAATATACGATTAGCATATTGTAATAAATATAAAAGTGTTTTTTTACTTAATAATATAAAGAAATCTCCTAAAGATTTTTTATAATAATTATTGTTATAACGAAGTAAAAAAATAAAAATTTAAAATATTTTTCTTATGACTGAGAGTATTAGAATTACCAAAAATGCTGAAAATACATAACTACATGTTATATTTGTTTTTAATGCGTCCCAATTTCCTGAAAACAAAGAAATATTATATTCATTTTTTACTTTGTTATAAAACATATTTGTTTTAGTTAAATTGTAATACAAAGTATATCCTAAAAGTGTAAGTATCATTACTTTCCCAAATATAGATGATATTAAGAAGTTATTAAGGGGCGTCATAATAAATAATAAAATAAGAAACATAGATACGCTTAAACATATACATGTGTTTTTTGTAGATTTTAAAAATTCAATAATCAGTGTTTTTACATTATAATCATTAGAAGAAGATGAGTTCATTAATTTATATTTATATTATAATTTTTTTAATAAATATTATATTCATATAATATAAATGTATAACAAAGTAAAAAAAACTATAAAAAATAGATCACTAAAAAATAAAACAAAGAAACACCGTATTTTTAAAAAAGGTGATTTTTATTCTGGTGATGGATTTTTAACAACAGTTTGGGGACCAAGTCAATGGCATATGTTACATACAATTAGTTTTAATTATCCAGTTGAACCTACTCAGGAACAAAAAAAACAATATAGAGATTATGTTCTTTCATTAAAAAATGTATTACCATGTGGTGCCTGCCGCAAGAATTTAAAAATGAATTTGGAACATCTTCCTTTAACAATGAAAGATATGAAAAATCGTGATAGCTTTTCGCGTTATATTTATAACTTACATGAATTAGTAAATAGAATGCTTCATAAGACATCTAATTTAACTTATTGTGATGTAAGAGAACGTTATGAACATTTTAGGTCACGATGTACTGATGAAAAACCTAAGGTATATAATTTCTCTTATAAGCGAGATAAAAATACGCGTAAAAATAAAGAAAAAGGTTGTACTGAACCATTGTATGGTAAGAGAGCAAAATGTATATTGAAAATTGTTCCTCAAGAAGAAAAAGGAGAAACGATGCAAATTGATAAAAAATGTATAAAAAGAAGGGAAGGTTAGCAAAACAAATTAATAAAATGTATAAGTATCACATGTAACTATATCACATTGTTTATCTAATTGTGAAATACATTTACCTGAACCACGTATTCCAACCTTTTTTGTATCAAAATATTTTTTTACTTCGTTATAATTATTAATATTTACTTGAATATATTTTTTTCCTTGACAGTAGACTCCAATAAATAACATCAGTAAACTGTCTTTGTTAGAAGTTTTTTTTATACGACTAGAAGCAATTATGCCATTAAATTTATAAACACCTTTTAATAGATCTATATCCAAATAACATTCTGGAAAGAAATCATCATTAACCATATCCCAATATCCATATTGTTTTAACTGCTGAAGCGGCGTATAATTTATTATTTTTTTTCTTCTATTGACCGCATATATTGAAACATCATCCTTTTTAAGATTTTTCTTATAAACATCAACGCCGGCTCTTCTTGCTTCATATAAATGAACCCATTTTTTATATGAAGAATCGCAATTATTTAATGTTGATTTCCAAAATTCATATGGATAATGTGCTTTCATATATGCTAGTTTCCATACAAGTTGAGCATATGAAAACGCGTGTGCTTTACAAAAACCATACCTAGATAAGTTTGATAATTTTCTCATAATATTTTTTTTCCATTCATTGTCATTTGATAAATTATCAATTACTCTTTTGAAATCTTCTATGGTTTTTTTGTCTCCTTTCGCAAATCCTCTCCTATATTTATCCGCATCTTCTTCTGAAACTTTACATACTTTAGAAATAATATCTATGGCATCATCATCAAATATAATAATATCCTTTAATTCTTGTAAACTAGTAAAATTGGTATCTATATTTCTCGCATCTTTAGCTGCTGGTCTGATAATAGACAAACAAACTGCTAAATCATATAAACTAGTGGGTTTGAATTTCATTAACGCAATTCTCATTAGAGGAGATTCAGCTAACGTAATTCCTGCGTTGTCTCCATTATGTAACATATCAAATGTTTTTTTATCATAATGGAATTCTTCAAAATCAATTTCTGAAAATTTATGTATTTCATACAATTGTGATAAACCACGACTAGATAATATATCAATCTTGAAATTTTTATCCTTTGCTACTTCATGTTTATTCATTTTAACTTGTTTTATTGATGAACTATTTTTATTTATTAAATTGTCTTCAGGTACACCATCTGGATAATAAACTATGCCTCCACAATGTAGCGAATAGCATTTGAATGTATTATCTAATTTCTTTTTCTCATCATTAATAAACTTTTGTGTTTCTTTTGGCATTAAACTTATTTCTTTATTAATATCATTTTTAGCAATAAATTTATGAATGCCAGCATTTCTTATTGCCTGTCTTAATGCTGATTTTTCGTGATAATGTACATGATTACTAATTCTAGCTACTTTACCTGGCCACTGTAATTCAATTTTTAAAAATACTTCGTCGCGTAAATTATGTGGAAAGTCTAAATCTATATCCGGTAAATTATTTCTATATTCATTTAGAAATCTTGAGAATTTTATATCATTTAAAATAGGGTCAATATGACTTATACCTAGCAAATAACATACTAAAGATGACCCACAAGAGCCTCTGGTAACATGTGGCATATTTTTTGTAATTTTTAGAATTTGTATTGCCTGAATAAGATGATAAAATAGATTTTTTCTTTCAAGTAAGTTCAACTCGTAATCTAATCGTTTATTGTAAATAGGCAGATTAGAAGGAAAAGTTCTAATAAATAATTTCTCAATATCAGACCTAGTTATTAATTGAGAACAAGGATTGCTTAAAGATTCTTGTATAGGTAATGGTATAGGTTTTAATTTTGTCATAGTAAGCGTATTAATTTTGATTAATTTAGTTACTCCGTTAAAAGTAGAATTAACTGTAATATAATTATATTTCCAAGGGAATATATTATTTGGTAATTTAAGATAATCATTTAATTTATTACATATAGCATAAGAATTTTTAGCTTTTATATCAATAATTAATCCAAACTTTTTAAGTCTATTAGCGTCAAGTCTTAAAACACGACCTATAGATTGAACAAATACTTTTGGTGATCTATTTTCAACTTTATCAAGGAATACACAACAATCCAGATTTTTTATATCAGAACCTTCTCTATGTTTACAAGCACAAAATAGAATAGCCTTGGATTCAGCTTGTTTAAAAGCATCATAATCACCAATGACATCTTGTATATTATTTTTTTCACTAGTATCAATACAAATAAGATAATCGCTAAAATATAGTTGCCACTTTTTAGCTAATTCTGTACATAATTCAATCATACCACACCATATAATTATTTTTTTATAAATAATATGAGGTTTTTCTACTAATTGTTTTGTTAAATAAATTATTTCATTTTGGTCAATCATTTGTTCGCATGTAAACCATTTAATTTTGGGCGGTACAATCACATCATCCATAAAAGAATCATAAATGGAATATTGTGATAAAATATTGTCATATGGTTTATATGACATATCTGGAGTGGCAGAGAATCCGATACATTTTGGTATTATATTTGTTAAAGAATTTAAATAGTGTTCATAAAATAATCGTGTTGTTTCATTTATAATTGTATGACATTCATCATGAATTATCAGATTAATAGGCACTTTTATTTTTTTATATTTATCGCTTGAAACTAGATAAGCACGATTAATAATGAGTAGCAAAGGTTTATTCCAATATTTGGACGAATTGACACTATTGTACCAATTATCTAGCTTATAATCTGAAAAGTTAAGAACATTGAATTTTTTTATAATTGATAAGAAATTTCTTTCTTTTATATTATTCATATTGAATTGTTCAATAAGAATAGATTTTTTTTCACAAATCCATAGGATATTACCATTAGGATACTTTTCATTATAATTTTTGATTATATTCATTGCTATCCATGATTTACCAGTTCCTGTCGCGTGAAAATGAATACCGGATTCAAAATCATTGTCTATTGATACTTGAAGAGCCTTGATTTGATTTGGTCTTAAATTGATTGATTGATTCATTAAATTATTATTGTTAACCCAATTTAGTAAGGCTTAGTAATAATTCAATTTTTTTAACTTTTCATTTTTATTTTTTAAACATATCTAAAAATATAACCGCATTTTGTTGATTTTGTTTTACCCCTACAATTATCACTTATACAACTAGAACTTATATGTAATTCTTTAGCACATTCTACAATTGAATTATGCTCTTTTAATATCATCATATTTTGGTCATATTGTATTATTTTTTTTGTACAATTAGACATACCATTATTAATTTTGTGTAAATTATTTTCAAGACAGGTTGCCCATTCTAAATTTGATAATGAATTATTTAATTTGTTACCATCTTTGTGATTTACAAATTCTTTATTTTGTGGATTTTCTAAAAAAGTTAAAGCTATTAAACGATGTAATAAATATAACTTTTTATTAATTGCTATTCTAATATATCCTGAATCATTTGAATAATTAGTTTTAATTATATTTTTATTATTTTTAAATCTTCCTAAATCAGATACAAAATAATTATTTTTACCCAAAATTTCAAATGGTATTTCCTTCCAATTTTCATTGATAATAGATTCATTATTTATGATATACCTCCATCTAAAATTATAAGCAAAATTTCTTTTATTATTAGCAACCGCACAAATTTTTGAACTGACAATACAAATGCTATTTCTATTTTTATCTCTAATTTTACTTAAATTATTATCAATTATCCATAGAGCAGCATGAGAAATAGAATCAAATTTTTCAATTATAATGTTTGATATTTTATCAATCTTATAAACAGGTATGTAATTAAGATTTTTTAGTATTGGTTTTTTATTTAATATTAAATGCTTATTTTGTTCAGACATTGTTGCCCATTCTAAATTATATATATGGTTATTATTTCTAACACTATCAATATGATTAACTGTTGGCTTATTTTCAGGATTTGAAATAAATGTTTTAGCAACTAACCGATGAACACTAGACGCAACGTTTTTTTTGATATTATTTATTAATGAAACCTTTAAATAACCTGAATATGTTTTTTGTAATTTCAATATTTTATTTGTTGTTTTATTCTTAACATTTCCAAATGTACTAACTTCATAATTAGGAAAGTCGTCAATTGTTTTCCATATTTCTTCCATTTATATATTATTATAATAATTGTTTAAGTTATAATACGCTAAATATCTTAAATATTCGTAATTTCTATCTTTGATAATTTTTTTTTCAAATAATAATTTTTATTATATTCTTTTTTCTTATCAGAAGATATAGGATTTTCTTTCATTTTATTTAATAATTCTTCTTTATGTGTCTCGTAATACTTTTTATTTCTTGTTGGCGCAGTATATTTTTTTAAATGAAGTTTTAAATCTTCATTTTCTTTTTCTAAAATCAATAATTTCTCTTTTAATTCATTGTTTTCTTTTTTTATAATATCAATATGTTCCATTTAACTTTGTTATTGATATTATATTCATTTATTTTTAAGTTTGTTTAATTTACATTCCAAAACTTGAAAAACTATTCAAAACTGGAACTGGCATGTAATCTTGATTAAATGAGTTGTAGTTAGGCACTTTTTTACAATCGAATGCAGGCTCAGGACACCTCGAGCACGGTGCACAAGGCGGACACTTTGTTACATCATTATTATCAGGACATTGAACAATTGGTTCAGGACATTTTGGACAAACAGGCGGTACAACTTGCGACTTTAAAATATATAAATCTTCTTGACCAAATGGAATCATACTTTTAGGAATACCTTTAGGTAAAGAGTTGGAATATGCTGATGAATCATAAGTAGAGTATGTACTTCCTTGAGGTCCGTTAATTGTGTTAGTATTAATATATGGATTATTATATGAAGAAGCATAAGGGTTAATATTAGCAAAAGCATTATTATAATCCGATCCAGTTGTGTTAGTATCTGGACTGTATTGATTAATTGTTGAGTCTTGGCTAGTTTGAGCGTCAGCACTATTAGAATAATATAAAATTTTAGAACCATTTGATAAAGTAATTTCAATTGCTTGATTACCACTTTGTAATGTAATTATTTTTGCTGAACCACCATTTGGCCCATAATAGGATTGAACTGATGCTGAACCATTACCACTACTATTAATATAATAAATATCAGTTGTACCATTTTTGTTAGTTATAACAATTGTATTACTAGTTGGAGTTTGAACTATTCTAGCTGTTCCACCATTTGGGCCATAAAATATAGAAGGATAAGAATTACCACTATAATGATTATAATTATCATAATTACTATTACCATTATTGCTGTTACTATTTTGATTTGAAGTATCTGAAGTTGAAGTTGATGATGTTGATGAATTATTTTGCGTAAATGTTACTTGGTTTCCATTAGCATCATTAGTTTGAAAACTAATTGCGCCTCCAGTTTTAGAATAATCGGTTAACATGGCTGTAGAACCATTTGGCCCAGTATATGAAATATAATTTTGAGATGTAAGGTGTTGACCTTGATCAGGTGGAATTTGATTATAAATTATTGCTGATCCATTTGGAGGTGTAACAGTAGCTACACTTAGTCCATTAGTATCAGATGAAATTACAGCGGTTGAACCATCGGTAGCAGTAAAAGTATCAGAATCATATGTATTACTTGAAAATCCTTCCTTTACTACATTATAAAATTTATTACCTCCTAAAAAGGAAAATAAAATAAAACCTAATAATAAAATTACAAAAACTATTAATAATTTACCTTTCATTGTATAATTTATAATGTGAAAAAACTTTTTTATAACAAAGTAAAAAAAATATAGAAACAAAATACAATTAATACTAAATGATATATTTTTTATAACAATTATAATAGAATCAGTCTTGTAAAAAAATTGATTTGTAATTTTTATATTTTAAAAATATAATAATTAGAAATGATACATAGTAATAAAAACTGGATAGAAGCTGTAATTATTGATGATGACGATAAAGGCGACAATATAGGCAATGATAAAGACAATGATGATGATAAAACTCCAATAAAAAATATTGTAATAAAAAAAGAAAAACTATTAAGAAAGAGCCCATCCGTTTTAAGTAAATGTTTTAATGAAGATCCAAATATTATAGAATTAGGATTAGATGAAGCAGGTAGAGGTCCTATGTTTGGAAGAGTTTATGCTGGAGCAGTAATTTTACCTAAAGATGATAATTTTGATCATTCTTTAATGAAAGATAGTAAGAAATTTCATAGTAAAAAGAAGATTGAACAAGTAGCTGATTATATTAAAGAAAATGCTATAGCATGGTCAGTAGAATATGAAGATGAAAAAGTAATTGACGAAATTAATATTTTACAAGCAACACAATCAGCATTTGCTAAATGTATTAAGAATATTTTGAAACAATTTACAGAATTAAATAAAATTATAAATAATGAAGATATACTTTTGTTAGTTGATGGTAATTATTTTAAACCCTTTACAACTCTAAATAAAACAAAAACAAAAATGGAAACATTAAAATATCAATTAATTGAAGGCGGTGATAATAAATATACATCTATTGCGGCAGCTTCTATATTAGCTAAAGTTGAAAGAGATAAATATATTGAGAAACTTTGTTTAGACAATTCTGAATTAATAGAACGTTACGGAATAGATTCAAATAAAGGTTATGGGTCAAAAAAACATATGGATGGTATTAAACAATATGGAATTACTAAATGGCATAGAAAAACATTTGGAATATGTAAGGAATTTGCTTAATTTTCCTTTACTTCTTTGAAACATAATAATAATTTTTTTTTACTTCTTTATATATTATATAAATAAAATGGTAAAAATATTAGTTTTTGATACTGAAACAACAGGTTTACCACCATTTCAAGTAAATGAAGATAATTTTCCTCCTATAAAAAATGGAAATAAATGGGAAACTTGGTCAGAATTTAACAGTCGTTTAACTGAAATTTTAAATGAGAGTAAATTAGAAAAAGAAATGTTAGATAAAGAGCCTGAATTATTACAGAATTATAAGGATTCATGGCCATATATTGTTCAACTTAGTTATATTTTTTTTGATACAAAAAATAATGAAACAATCGTAAAAGATATTTATATAAATCTTCCCGAAAGATTTACTACTGAGGAATATTTGTCTCAAGCACATAAAATTACTAAAATGGCTATAGAATCTGGATTACAAAATATGGAGTCAAGATTGGATATGGATAAAGCTCTTAATGAATTCATTGATTATTTTAATAACGCAGATGTAGTGACTGGACATAATGTTACTTTTGATATGAATATGTTATTGGCTGAATGTGCCAGAACAGAACAAAAAGATTTGTTTGATGTCTTGATTTCATCAAGAGATAAATTTTATTGTACAGCATGTAAAGCAATTAATAGTGTAAAAATATGCTACACATATAATTGTAATAAAAATCCGCCAATTTATAAAATGCCTAGATTAAATCAAGCATATTTCAGAATGTATGGATATGCTCCAAAAGAAGAAGCTTTACATAATGCTTTAATTGATGTTGTAGCGTGCTTAAGAGTTTTTTATCGTTTATGGTTTCAAGGACTTCATTTTGATGAAAATCAAGAAGTACCAGTCTGTGGAATAGGAGAACCAGATATATATTTTATTTTGAAGGATTTAAATCCTATAAATCCAATTGTTAAAATTATAAACGAATTTACTCCTAATGGGATTAATCCTGAAGGTTTAGGTGAAACTGGATTAAAAATATGTGATCAAATAGATAATGATTTATTGGAATCGCAAATGACAGGAAAAAGTATTCAAGAAATAAAAAATGAAAATAATGAAAAAAGCAGATTAGGAAGATATAAAAGAATAACTGGAATAAAATATGTAAGTTTCCCACCCAAAAAAGCAGGTTCTAAAAAAAAATCTTTAAAAAAGTCAAAAAGAAAATCTAAAAACTCAAAAAGAAAATCAAGGAAATATCGTAACAAAAAATAAACATTTTTAAGCAGAACACATTTCACAAATTTCTTCCTGTTTTTTTATATTTTCAGGTTCAATTGTAAACTGTTGTGCTTGATGTTTAGCCTTTCGTCTTAAATAATATATACCAGTTTTTAAACCTTTGTTCCAAGCATAAAAATGCATAGAAGTTAATTTATTATATACTGGATCTTCCATCCATAAATTGAGACTCTGACTTTGACAAATAAACGCACCTCTATCAGCTGCCATATCAATTAAATGTTTCATAGGTATTTCCCAAACTATTTTGTATTTATCACGAATATGATCAGGAATGTTAGTTAGTTGTTGAACTGATCCCTTATTAGCAATAATATTATTTTTAATTTGTTCATTCCATAAACCTAAATTAATTAATTCTTTCATTAAATATTTATTAACAACAACAAATTCTCCTGCTAAAGTTCTTCTAGAATAAATATTACTAGTTAAGGGTTCAAAACATTCATTGTATCCTAAAATTTGAGATGTTGACGCAGTAGGCATAGGAGCCACAAGTAAAGAATTTCTAAGTCCATTTTCAATAATAGATTGTTTTAACTTTGCCCAATCATAACGGTTACTTGGTTCTTTAGACCACATATCAAATTGAAGAATTCCTTTAGAAGCAGGAGAACCTTCAAAGGAAGTATAAGATCCAAGTAAGTTTGATTCTTCTCCTCTAATTGATAAACAATCATATTCTTCTTCTGGTATAAAATTCATAAAAGCAAATCTATCTTTTTTTACTAATTCTTTCAAAATTTTAGTTCTTTGTAAAGCTATTTCATTACTTTTTTCTAAAGCAGCATGATAAATTGTTTCAAAAATATTGGTGTTTACTTCTTTAGCTAGCTCAGAATGAAATGGTATATCCATTAAAATAAAAGCATCTGCTAATCCTTGAACACCAATGCCAATGGGTCTATGTCTCATATTACTTCTCTTTGTTTTTTCAGTTGGATAAAAATTAATATCTATCACTTGATTTAAATTGTTAGTTACAACTTTTGTTATTTCATGAAGCTTATCGTAATCAAATTGTTTTGTTTCTTCGTTTACAAATGCTGGTAATGCGATTGATGCTAGATTACAAACAGCGGTCTCTTTATCGTCTGAGTACTGCACTACTTCACTGCATAAATTTGACGATTTAATAGTTCCTATATTTTGTTGATTAGATTTTTTATTACAAGCATCTTTATAAAGAATATAAGGTGTTCCTGTTTCCATTTGTGCGTCAAGAATTGCGAACCATAAATCACGTGCTAGAATAGTTTTTCTAGCTTTCCCTTCATTTTCATATTTTTCATAAAGATTTTTAAATTGTTCACTATAAACATCAGATAACCCAGGACATTCATGAGGACAAAATAAAGACCATTTACCATTTGGTTCTTTTACTCTTTCCATAAATAAATCAGAAATCCACAAAGCATAAAATAAATCACGTGCTTTTAATTCTTCATCGCCATGATTTTTTCTAAGCTCTAAAAATTCAAAAATATCGGCATGCCAAGGTTCTAAATAAATAGCAAACGATCCATTACGACGTCCAGATTGATTAACATATCTAGCTGTATTATTAAAAACACGTAACATGGGAACTAAACCATCCGTTTTACCATTTGTTCCTTTAATGTAAGAATCTTTGGCTCTAATATTATGAATATGAAGTCCAATACCTCCGGAATATTTAGATATTAAAGCACAATCTTTTAAAGTATTATAAATACCCTCAATGCTATCTTCTTCCATAGCAATTAAATAACAACTAGATAATTGAGATCTAGAAGTACCCGCATTAAATAATGTAGGAGTAGCATGTGTAAAATATTTTTGAGACATTAAATCATAAGTTTCTTTAACAAGAGCTAATGATAAATCATTAATTTGTAGGCTATGAATACCAATAGCAACACGCATCCACATATGTTGGGGTCTTTCAATAACTCTATTTCCATTTTTAAATAAATAAGAACGTTCTAATGTTTTAAATCCAAAATAATCTATAAGATAATCTCTATCGTAATTAATAATAGAATCAATTTCGTCCTTATAAATTTGAACAAAATCCCATAATTGTTGATTAACTAGAGGATAGTTTTTACCATGAATATCAGTAAAATTATATAATTCCATTATAACGTTAGAAAAAAGTGTATCTGTATTTTTTTGATGATTAGAAACAATAATTCTACCAGCTAATATTCCATAATCAGGATGTAATGTAGATAAAGAAGCACATTGTTCTGCGGCTAGTTCATCAATTTTAGTAGTAGGAATTTTATCATATAATTGATCAATAACTTTCATTACAAGTTGTTGATAATTAATTTGAATGTTAGCTTCTTGACCTAATTTTTTGATTCTATTTAAAATCTTATCAAATGCGATTTCTTCTAATTCACCATTTCTTTTCGTAACATTCATAATAAATTTGTCCATGTATAATATTATTGTTAATTAGATTTTAAGTCAATTTTTATAAAAAAATTATTTGGGGTTTTTTTTAAGTTTTATAAAAAGTTTTATAAAAAGTTTTATAAAAGTATAATATATAATGAAGAATAAATTTCACATGTTAGGAAGTATACTATTTTTAATATTAATATTAACATTTAGTTTATATTTAGCTCCCTTTTTAAAAGAAGGATTTCAATCTCCCGGTGATTTTCCAATATCTGTTGATAAACCTATTCTAAACGATTTTCCATTAATAGTAAAAAATGAAACATCACGTGATAATTATAGCGATATATGGTGGCATTATCCAATTTTTAAACTAGGGTCCTATAAACAAATTACAAATAATTTAAGATATCGCTATAATCCAGATGATGGAACTTGTATTCGTGCTGATTTTTGTGGCGCATTATATCATGATAAAAAAAATAACAAAACAAACATAACTGTACCTTTACCACCTGCTGAAGAAGGACCAGGGGCACGTGTTGGTTATTTTAGAGCTGAACCAAATGATTTATTTTATTCAATTCCAACAAATGAAAATATATTATATTAAATATTTAATTCAATATTTAATTTTGCTACAGTTATTTTACCAGTTTCTTTATTGAATTGTAACAAACATCCACTATTAAATGGTTTATCATAATTTTCTTTTTTTGGTTCTCTTTTATTTGGCGCACGATGTTCATAACCAGTAATTCTTTCTTTTTCTACAATTTTCCATAATTCTTCTAATTCTTTTATATTATCTTTAAACCATTGTTTATTTCTACAAACAAGAACACAACTAATTTCCTCTAATTTCCAATAAATAGTTTTCATATATGTAAAATTGTTAAATTCAGGATTTTCTTGATAATATCCAATTGTCTTTTCTTCCCATTCTTTTATATCATATGGATGAATAATATCTAGAGGTTTATATACGTAAAATGGTTTACCTTCTTTTGTATGAAAGTATATTATTTGTCCCTTCATTTTATCACCTTTTGACAAACAAATATTTTTAAATTCATTACCATCTTCATCTTCAAATAATTCTTCATTTGTATCTTCTAAATAACCATTATAATCATTGTATTCAATAAATTTGGTTTCTATAAAATCACATTCATCCAGATCACAAACTTCCATTTGTAACTGCATTTGAATCCAATATTCTTTTTTTGGAATTCCATCTATTTCACGATTAACTATATTTTTTATTTCTAACATTCGTCCATAACGCTGCGAATTTGGGTCAACGTTAATTCCATCCGGCGATGCGCCTACATATTTGTAGGTATCATGTTGAATACAACCAAAATCAGCTACCTTGGTATTGTAAGTGTCTTCATAAATTTTTAAAGACAATGGTTCGTATTTTTGTCCCCAATGTAATGTAGTATTAGTATTTACCAAAACAACCTCTTTTATATCTTCTGAATTATTTACTAGATTCTGATTTAATGGTTGACATTTTTCATAAATCAATTGATTTTTTGTAGATTGATTTTCAAAGGCTTTATATGCGTTTGAAGCAGTTATTAAGTTATATCTAAATTGATACCACTCTTTAGTTCGCTGCTCGGGTTGAGGTTTATTTTTTAAATGATTAATTTTTTCTTTAATTAACTTGTAATCTGGTTGTTTTAAAATAATTGTGTTAGGATATGAACGAGGAGGAATAAAATCTGTAAAGAAATCAGTTTTAGCGCGTTCTATAATTTCTTCCATTTCTTCTTCTGCTTCTTCAGTGTAACATAAATCAGAATCAAAATGGGATTTCATTAATTCTTCAATGTTTTCATCAAAAATATCTTCAAAATCAGGTTCTGTTATAACTTTTGGATTTTCTTTTATAAATTCTTCCATCATATCAAAACATGTTTGGTATAATTCTAATGATTCGTCATCATTGAAATATTTAGGAACATCTTCTACAATAATTTTATCAGTTATATCTATCAACTCATTCAACATTTATATAATATATATAAGTTGTTTTTATACTTATAAACTATTATAAACATATCAATTTTATATATTATTTATTCATCTTTCTCAGAATCATAATCACTTACTTTTGTATTTTTTATAGTTCCTTGTTTTTTTTTTGGAGCAAGTCCTCTTACAGTTGATACACGTTTATCAATATTTTTCAATGTAAAATGATTTAATTGTTTATTATAATGTAATGCTGGAATATCTTTAATTTCACCTGTTTCTTTATTATAATTAACATCTTTAACTCTTTGTAATTTTTTTCTATCTAAACAATCTCTAAAAAAATGAATAAGACTTTCATATTCATTAACAGATAGATCATTTTCATTTTTATAATAATCCGCAAATGATGTTAGTTTCTTGATTTTAGCAGTTTTATCTAGTTTACTCCATGGTTCACTTGCGTTGTTTATTTTTTCATTTTCTAAAAATTTATCTAAATTAGTTAAATCACTGGAAGATTTCGTTTCAGGCCAAGATACGCCATTTAATATCATTGTTTTATATTTTAGACTTTTTAACTCATGACAATCGCTTGGTTGATTTTCTATATTCATTTATACATTATATTGTTTGATTAATTTTAACTTAGTTTTTTATAATAATAATAATTGTAAAACATTTATATTATATATATTTTTTTATATTAGTTTTATAATTAAATGTTTTTTATGTATATAGCTTATGGATGAAAATAAAGATGAATTAAATAAAAAAAAAATAATTATTTATCAAAATAATAATGATAATAAAACAAAAAAAATGCGATTAGAAAAAGAAAAAAAAATGAGAGTTGAAACTAAAACTTGGGGTTTAACTAACAATGACTTAAATCATGAAAAACAACTAACTATTTTAAAAACTTTATTACATGATAATGAAGAAAAAAATAAATATACCTCTATTTTTAAATCGCATATTAAACATAAAATATCTAGTTATAAACAACAAGATATATTAAAGAAAAAATTAGATGAAACCTCATTTATAAATTTTGAAAAAGTAGTTGAATTATTGACGACTTGTGAATTAAAATGTCATTATTGTTCAGAAGACATGTTTATTTTATATGAAATAGTTAGAGAATTAAAACAATGGTCATTAGATAGAATTAATAATAATATAGGCCATAATGATGGTAATTTAGTAGTTGCCTGTTTAGAATGCAACTTAAAAAGAAGAAGAACTAACAAAGATGCTTTTATGTTTACAAAAAATTTAGTAATTAGTCGCGAGGGATTATAGATTGTTTATAAAAAAATTATTAGTTTATAAATTCATTAGTTTATAAATTCATTAGTTTATAAATTCATTATTTTAAAAATTATTATAATAATGAATCATTGGAAATGGAGTAAAGGAGAACCATATTATAAGTCTATTAGAGAAAAACCTGAAACCAAACAATCTTCTATAGAATATGATTCTCCACAAAATGCTATTAATCAATCTTTAGCAGAAGATTCTTTTTTTAATCAGGATTTTACAAATTCTATGTTTTCTAGGAATCAAAGAGAAGATATTGATAATAAAATGGCTGATCGTGAAATGATTACACAAAGAGGAGTGAATCCATTTTTACAAACAAGTTATGTTAATGATATTGTAACACGTGATATGTTTTTAAAACCATTAAATACAACGCAAGGTAGAACAAAAAATACTAACAATTCTGACAATGAAGTATCAAATAATTAAAATCTAAATACTTTTAACACACATTGTATTTAATAATCTATTTGCTAAATATCCTAAGAAAGTATTGAATAGAATTAAAAATGAATTAATAATAAATAATGTATTTACTTTCTTAAAATGCATAATTATAAATGAAGCTATAGAAAATAAACTAACAACAAATAAAATACCAAAAAATACAGATAAAATATAAAAATAAACACAATATTCTCTTGGTAGAGGACCAAAATACTTATTCATAAAAGAATTCATTATATAATATAAATTAATATTATTTTTTATATATTGAATAATTTTATTTTTTTGATGCCTTTTTTTCTTCTGCTTTTGGCCCATCAAATTTTTGTTGTGCGAGTTCTATTGGATCAGCCCTTTTTTGCTGTTGGTCTTCTAGCTCAGCCTTTTTTGCTGTTGGGTCTCGTTCGGGAACGACTTCTGGTATTTTTGAGTCAGCTTGTAGTAATTGTAAATTAGCCTTTGCTGGCTCTGTAATAACCCACGTAACTGCTCCATTTACTCCAGTTGTATTTTTTTTTAACTCAGCCATTGCTTCTTTCATGTCTTGAATATTACAGTCCAGATCTTTAATTGCTTTTATCAAAACAATAAATAATTCCTCATAAGCTATAGTTTCTCTTTTTGACCCACCTGTTATTTCATGGTCTTGATATAACGCATAATCCATTCCTAAATCATCTAATGTTTTTTTAACGTCTTTAGCACGTAATCCAATATGTTTTCTAGGATCTTTTTCGCTAGAATTATTTACTAATTCAAATTCTATTGGTTTCAATTTTTTAATAAAACCTAGGCCTAATTTACAATCTACACTATTTTTTTGGAATGATTCATCCGATGATGTAATATGAATTGGATGAAAAGAATATACATTATCATTTTCTATTCCTAAAATGACTTGATTTGAGTTTGTAGCAACAGTTCCAGCGCCCACACATGTTGTGTTGTTATAATTAAGTATAGTTTTACCATCGCGTGCTCTTCCAGCCCATCTACCTAGAAATGAATTATAACTTCCATTATTAAAAGTTCCAGCGCTAGAACCTACAGCTGTATTATAACTACCAGTCTTATTATCCATTAAAGCTGTATATCCAACTCCAGTATTAGCACTTCCAGATTCTGAATAAATGGCACAATTATGACCACACATAGTATTATAATTTCCTATTTCATTGAATGCTAAAGTTCCATTCCCTATGGCTATATTTTTTTTAGTATTTAAATTAGGAATTTTTTCAGAAGCAACTAAACTACTACTAGTATTATTACCAAGCGAAATATTTCCTTTTAAATTCTTATATTTACTATTATCATTTCCATCCCAATCCTTAACCAAATTGGTTCCAATTCTAATAGAACTATCATTCACTCCAATAGATTGTTTTATGTTTTTAGGATCAGTAATAAAATAGGATTCAATAATATGTGTGTTTTTTAAAGCATCAATTTCTAAATCTTGTTTTAAATTAATTTCTTTTTGTTTTTCAACATCCGTCATTATTAATTGTATTCCAGCTTCTTGAGTATTATTAATAGAATTTTCTTTTTCTATTTCAGTTATTATTAATTTAATTTCAGCTTCTTGATTATTATTAATAGAATTTTCTGATTTCAATTCTTTCTCAAAAGTAGAATCTTTCTTCATAAATTCTTCATGTTTATCATTTAATAAATCAATTTTGTTGTTTATTACTTTTAAAAATTCAAAATCAGAATTTTTAATAAATTCATCTATAGATTTCTTTATAAACAAATCTGGTTTGTCTATATTTTGGATCAAACCAAGAAAAAACTCTCCTAAATCCATTGATTTATTCTCTTGAACGCAAGACTTCATTATAATATACTAAAATAAAAAAAATAAAAAAATTATAAATACAATCAAATAAACAATTCTTATATTTTATTTTATATTTTATTTTATATTTTATTTTATATTTTATAATTAAAACTACTTAAAACTTTAATAATGAGTTTTAACAATGAATAACTTAACATATACAACACAAAATGATTTACTTCTAAAAAATTTACTAAATTTTTATAATACTAATATTGATGGCGAATATAATCCAAATAATAATCTTGATAAAATGTTAAGGATAATTACAGGTGAATCAAAAATATCCTTACGTATTGTAGATTGGTTCGCTACCAACTATGCTAAAAAATATTATACATTATATGTAATTGATCAAAGTCATGATAATATAGCACGAAGATTTAAAGTGTATGACGATTATAAATTAAAATTAAAAGCTTATAGTAAGAAAAGATTTGATCCTTTTTGTAGATGGGAACGTATTAGTATTCCTTATACAAATGGTAAATTTATTGAAACAACAATAGGACAATTAAATTTTTTTAAATGGGCATTAGAGAATAGGGTAATAGAATATATTGAATCAAATTATGAGATGATTGAAAAAGATATGAATAATCGCAATAGTACTTCCAAACGAAAAGAATTAGCAGTTGATAATTCTAAAACTAGAAAAAAACGAGAGGAATTGTCCATATCAGCAACTAAAAGTATAAAGAAAGAAAAGGTAGAAATTGTTGTACAATTTAATTAAAAAAATTTATTTTTGTATTTAATTATTTAAAAATATTATATAATTAAGATTAATGGGTAATAATATACAATCTATGAAAAAAATAAATTTTGAAGATATGCAAACAATTATAAAAAACCCTGAATTATATCTATTAATAAATACTTTATCATTACCGGAACAAAATTGTTTGATAATTAATACAACATTTGCTGAAGAAGAAGAATTAATAATAAATAAATATATGAAACACAATAAAAATATTAGAATAATTATTTATGGTAAGAATTGTAATGATGAAAAGGTTCAAAGAAGGTACCAACAATTATTAACTCTTGGGTTTTATAATATATTTATTTATCCAGGAGGAATGTTTGAATGGTTAATGTTACAAGATATTTATGGTAAAGATTTATTTCCAACAACAAAACAAGAATTAGATTTTTTAAAATATAAACCAAATTCCATATTGAATATTTCTTTGTTAGAGTATTAAACCTTTTTTCATTTGAAACGCCCATTTTATATGAGATTTAATGTGTTGTTCGAATAAAGCCAACCTAAAAATCTTCAAATCCAGCATCTAACCATGCCGAAATACGTTTAGGATGTAAGGCAACCTTCATCAATTCTTCAAGATAAATATCAACCATTTGTTTTTTCATTTTTTTTAAATCCAATTCAAAGATATATGGATTGTGTGATATAAAATACCAACAACTTTTATCTAACTTATCTTGATTTTTTTCTAATAAATTCATAGCATCTGAATTTGGATTTTGTGACAACCAATACAAAGAAATTATATTTTGATTTTTTTCTAATAATGGTATAGTATTTGGATTTGAATTTTTTGACAAACCAAACCAACAAATTTTATCTTGATTTTTTTCTAATAAGTGTATAGCATTTGGATTTTCTGATAATATTCCCCAATCAATTTTATCTATATTTTTTTCTAATAAAGATATAGCATTTGGATTTTTTGATAAACTTCTCCAACAATGTTGATCCAATTTATCTATATTTTTTTCTAATAAAGATATAGCATTTGGATTTGGATTTTCAGTCAAGCGTCGCCAATTTATTTTATCTTGGTTTATTTCCATTAAAGATATAGCACATGGATTTTTTGATAAATAAAACCAATCAATTTTATCAGGATTCTTTTCCAATAAAGAAATAATATTTGGATTTGGAATTTCTGCTAAACGTGTCCACTCAAATTTACTAGTGTCTATCCAATCTAATAGTTTGTATAAAGGTTCTGGTTGGTACATTTTTTTGATATTTATTTGAATATAGATTTCTATTATAATAATAATAATTCAATTTTTTTATTATAATATGGGCGTTTTAAATGAGAAAAGGTGTAAAACAAAATTATTTATTCCACGATATTAAATGCGTATAAAAAATCCAAAGACCAATTCCAACAAGACATTTTGCTATACAATCTAACATATTTATAATAATAATTTTATATTCTATTTATTAAATAAAAACTAGTAATATCTTCAAGCTACGTTACTAATTATGAAATAACTCAAACTCCAATAAATAATTTTATAGATTCTAACCAGTTATCCAATACTTTTGTATTTTCGTAAATATCTATATTTCCATTTAATTCTAATTTTTCTGTTTTTTTTAATTCATTTAATGTATCTAAAAATTCATTATGATATTTATGACAAGATTCCAAATAATGTAATGGAATAACTTCTTCACCTTCACGAGACCTTTTATGAATTCTTTCATAACATTTTTCTGGATCTGTATTTACATATATTGTATATCCTATATCATAATCATTTACAAATTCATCAAACCAATTTAAATAAATTTGATAACAAACATCTTCTATTTTACCTTGATCATATAACATCTTAGCAAACACATATCTATCTGTATATAAACTTCTTTCTGTAATTATTATAAATCTTTCTTCTGGATTCTTTGTTTGTTTTATCTTTTTAATTGTATCCCTTAAAATCTTTAAACGAGATATATATGCCATCATTTGAAAAGCAAATGAATATTTTTCTTGATTTAAATAAAACTTTTTTAACATATTATTTCCTTCCTTATCTTTTATTTTTTCCCAATCATCTACAGGCTCTATTAAAAATATAACATAGAAATTACCTTCATAATGCTTTTTTAAATTTTCCAAAAGAGTTGATTTGCCTGAACCAATATTTCCTTCAATAGATACAATTTCATAATTTACAGTCATTATTATATTTTTTTACTTCGTTTTTTTTACTTCGTTTATAAAATTGTATTTATTTAATATTTATATTTCAATTTTTTATATAAAATAAAATTGATTTATTTAAATTATCTAAACATATAACTATAATATAATAAATCATGGATCTTAAACAAAGAAAATTATCAAAGTCTGAATGGGAATCTATTGAAATCCCTGTTTCTAAAGATGAAATTGAAGTTTTACAATTAATAACAAATGGATTTTCCAACGTTCATTTAAAAGTAAACAAAACAGATTCTATTTTTACATATTTAAAGATAGAATATAATAGTCAAATTGAAGAATTTCTATATGTCAAATATTTTGCCGATAAAATTAAAGATCTCATTAAAAATAATAATATTGATTTTATTAAATTCTCGGCAGATAATTTTTCAAAACGTACAAAATCTTTAGAAAATTCTAATAATAAAATTTATAGTGTTAATGCTTCTAATTTAGTTCGTCTTAAAAGTGGTGACCAAATTCGTTTATCTAGACTTGATAACGATAATATTATTGATATTAAAAAAACTAATATATATGAATTTGTACTTTTCAATAATCTTGAACAAATGTTAATTAATAAAACCAATAAAAAAAATATATGGATGTTTTATTATTATACTCTTAATAAATTAATACAAAATAATGTAGAAAAAGTTAACCGATTTATTAAAGATATTGTTCTAACATTTATTGATAATTTTGAAAAAGATGTTGAGCTGCTTTACATAGTTAATAATTCATTTGATTTTATTGAAAAAAATAATAATCTTTTAAAATACAGCGATTTATATCTTTATCAACACCAAAAAGAAATTTACACAGCTGTTAGAAATCCTCATCCTAAATTAATATTGTATATTGCTCCTACTGGAACTGGTAAAACTTTAACACCTCTTGGTTTATCCGAAAGATACAAGGTTATATTTGTTTGTGCTGCTAGACATGTTGGATTAGCTTTAGCACGTTCTGCTATATCTATTAATAAAAAAATTGCGTTTGCTTTTGGTTGTTCTTCTGCTCAGGATGTTAGGTTACATTACTTTGCCGCTAAAGAATTTACTAAAGATAAACGTAGTGGACAAATTAGAAAAGTTGATAATACGATTGGTGATAAAGTTGAAATTATTATTTGTGATATAAGATCTTATATATCAGCCATGTATTATATGTTAGCTTTTAATAATTCCAATGATATTATTACATATTGGGATGAACCTACTATCACTATGGATTATAAAGAACATGAATTACATAAAATAATTAAGAAAAATTGGAAAGAAAACGTAATTCCTAATTTTGTTTTATCATCTGCTACTTTACCTAAGGAAACTGAATTAACACAAACAATATCTGACTTTCAAGAAAAATTTCCAGGAGCTAATATTAATAGTATTGTTAGTCATGATTGTCGCAAAACAATCCCTTTAATAGATAAAAATGGTTTTACTGTTATGCCTCATTATCTACATGAAGATTATAATAAAATTATTGAAACAGTTCAACATTGTGAAGATAATTTAACATTACTAAGGTATTTTGATCTAAAAGAAGCTTCTGATTTTATTTACTATGTAGATATTAATAATCTTATACGTACTTCATCACTATTTTATAGAAATTTCGCAACTGTAAATGATATTGATATGAAATCTATTAAATTACATTATTTAAAAGTATTGAAAAATATTTCACCTGGTTTATGGACAAAAATATATAATCATTTTAAAATATCTAGAATTAAAAGAATTAAACCCAATAATACCGTTGATCCAAAAGGAAATAATATGTTAAAAAAATCTATGAGTTGTGATATTACTTCCAAAAATAATCCACCATTTATTACACGTATTAATAGTGTTAGCGACGTTCCCCCAATAGAATCACCAGGAAACTCTGGAATCTATATAACCACGAAAGATGCTTATACATTAACAGATGGACCAACAATATTCTTAGCAAATGATCTTCAAAAAATAGCTAAATTCTGTATTCAACAATCCAACATTCCCGTTATTGTAATGAAAGAAATCATGGATAAGATTGATTATAATAATCAAATTAACGAAAAAATTGATCAAATAGAAAAAGAACTTGAATTTGAAGAAGAAAAATTAATTTCTAAAATGACAAGTGGTTCACAAGATAATTCTAAAGAAGCGAAAAGTCTTCAAAACAAAAAAGATAGTAAGGGTAAAACAAAGATTGCTAGTAATTTAATTGGAAGAACTGAGGATAAAAAGATTAATAAAATGAAAGATGACATTAATATTCTTAAAAGTATGATTAAAAACGCATGTCTTGATGATATATTCATTCCTAATAGATTAACACATCTTGAAAAATGGAGTCAAAATTGTAATACACAAAACGCATTTACTAGTAATATTGAAGAAGAATTTATTATATCAATTATGTCTCTTAAAGATGTAGAAGATAGTTGGAAAATATTATTATTATTAGGGATTGGCGTATTTACTGAACATAAAAGTAGCGCATATACCGAAATTATGAAAAAGTTAGCTGATCAACAAAAATTATACTTGATTATCGCTGATAGTGATTATATATATGGAACTAATTATCAGTTTTGTCATGGTTATCTTAGTAAAGATTTGGATTTAACTCAAGAAAAGATTATTCAAGCTTTAGGACGTATTGGTCGTAATAATATTCAACAAGATTATAGTGCTAGATTTAGAGATGATTCACAAATCACTACATTATTTACCAAGTTTGCGTTTGAAGATAAACCTGAGGTAATTAATATGAATCAATTGTTCAACTGTAAAAATATAAAATGGGATGGTAAGGATTATGTAGAATTATTTGATGAAAAAATAGATATTAATAATGATTTTGATGATGAACAATAATTTTATATATAAAATTTTTATTATTTTATTATTTTATTATTTTTTATTGTATCAATATATGAATAAAAATAAAGAAAATAAAGAAAATAATATTAAAATAAGAAATCAAGCAATAATACGTAGTTATATAAATAATATAAAACAAAAACCAACATTGTTACCCACTACTGAAATAATAGATTATATGAAAGATAATTATAATAGTTTTATAAAAGAAAAAGAAGAAAATCTTATTGCTGGAAAACATGAAATAGAATTAAGTAATATTTTTTTAATTCCAGCAGAATTAAATTTACCAGAAAAAATAGCAAATATAAATACAAATTTTAAACAAAATCCTAAAACGAGCTTAGATAAATTATTGGCATATAG